CAGGCCCGGTGGCAAGAAATGTGGTGGCAGGCGATTGCGCTCTTCACATCGCACTACTGCACCCTTTACGCCCGCTCTGACTCCAGCGAAGTGTTTGAGTCACTTCAGACAATCGTTCACGGGGAGGCCCCAACCGGCACGACGCCTGGCACAGTGTACACGCTGAGCGGAGCGCCTCCTGGTGGAGTGCTACAGGCTCTGACGAACAACGGTATGTTCCAGACACCCGGCGTGGACTACACGCTGAGCGGCGCTACTGTAACCCTCACCGTGCAGAATACAAGTGGCGCGCTCTACGCTACGTGGCTTGTGCAAGAGACGACTATGCAGACTGCGCCCATGAACGGCGCACAGATCGCGGCGCAGGGGCTCAGCTTCGGTATCATGACGTCAAAGGGCGTAGGAGACGTCAGCGTCGGATACACTACATTGTCGGCTCTGGAGTCGTGGGCGGCGTTTAACTTGACGAGCTACGGACAAATTTTAGCTACTCAGGCCCGGATAATCGGAATGGGCCCCGCCCTCATACACTAGAATCCGCCTGCACAGCCGCTAGAACGGAGACCCCTCATGGCCAACAAAACAGGACCTACCATCACGATAGCACGCAAGAGTGGAAAGCTGGCCTTTGCCAAGCGGATGGCTGGGCTGTCTAAACTAGCTGCGTATGTAGGAGTCCCCGCAGCCAATAAGGACGCCCGCAGTGAGCAACTGCTAGATATGGCAAGCCGAGCCGGCAAGAAGAAAGCGACGAAGCTGAAGAAGGCCGCGAAGGAAGACGTCAACAATGCAGAATTGTTGTTCATCTTCGAAAAAGGGTCACCACTGCACAAACAGCCATCTCGGCCCGTTCTAAAGCCAGCCATCGAGGGTGCGAAGGAATCAATCAGCAACGAAATCAAGGCCTCCATCAAAGCCAGCTTGGCTGGGGATAGTGAACTTGCAAAGAAGAAGATGATGCGCGCGGCCTTAGCTGGGCAGAACGCTGCGCGGCGAATATTCACGCAAGAGAATGGGTGGGCACCGAACGCAGAGTCTACCATTAAGGCAAAGGGCAGCGACGTTCCAGGAATCGACACTGGGGCTATGAGGGCGGCCATAATCGGAATTGTTCGAGAGGAGTAGGCGATGATCTCCGTAGCGGACGTAGTGCAAGACCCTGACCTCATCGCCCCCAAGAGCTACACCATCTGGCGCAGCGTAGGTACGTACGTGCTTGGTAGCTTTGAGTCCACCGTAACGCCTATCCAAGTGTTCGGGCCCTGTCAGCAAGCCAGCCCGAAAGAGATACAGATGCTTGCAGAGGCTGACCGCATTGGAAGCATCCGCTCGTTCTGGTGGACGCAGCCTATCTACACCACACGTGGAGCGGCTCCGGTGCCTAGCACGCAGGGTGCAGCCGCTACAGGCTCAGGCGCTACATACACGCTTGCTACCCCACCGCCGGACGGTTCAGCTACGGTCTACGTCAGTGGAGTGCAGCAGACCCCTGGGATTGACTACACACTGAGCGGAGTGACTCTGACGTTCACTTACTCGCCCTCTGCTGCGCCCTATGTCACCTGGCCAATCACGGCCTTCGTAGGTCAGAGCGCCAGCGACATCCTGCAGTACCAGAACGAGCGTTATCGTGTGATGTCCGTGTTTCATGTAGCCGGGTCTGGCTACTACAAAGCGATGGGAACAAGAATGGATGCGGCCTGATGACAACCACGACGTATCCTAATGGCCAGGTCCTCACAAGTACGGCGCTCACCGTCACACAGATCAATGACATCCTCCAGCCGCTTACGTGTGGGATGATCGGCATCAACCCACCCAACCCTGCACTCGTTCGTATCGACTGGCAGACAGAGGGCCAGCCATTCGTCCCACGGCCGCAGGACGATATCTGCTTCATCAGCTGCATCCCAGAGAACGTAGAGTATCGCACCGTGCGAGATCGCACATTCAGCGGAACCGGCCCTGTCACCGAGACTTGGGTCTACACGCGCGGCTGGCGTGTGGCTTGGTGCTTGTACGGCCCGAACAGCACTGACCGCGCCAGGATGATCCACTCGGCGATGTTCATGGATTACTTCAACGATGTCCTATCGCTCAGCAATTTGTACCCGATCAGTGACCCACCGGAGCCTACAAGAATCCCAGAACAAACAAATTCGCAGTGGTTCGAAAGAGCAGACTTTCACATCATTATGTATGAACAAGTCACTGAAACCATAGAAGACGGTGCTGTGACAAGCGTCGAAGTCAAGGTCTATGACAAGGACGGCCTAGCAGCCGACATCACCGTGTAGCGGCATCACAGCCTCACATCCCTCTGACTAAAGCAAGCCCACCTCACCACTCAGCACTACCCAAAGGAGACCCATGGCTGTTACGCCGCCGCTCGCCCTCAGCAACATCATTGACATCTCAGTGCAGGTGTCGCCAGCGGCTCCGGCCGTCAGTTCCTTCAATGTGGGTCTGTTTGTCGGCCCCAGCACAGTCATCCCGTCGTACGGGGCAAACAGTCGTGTGCAGGTATACACAGGCACCACGGACATGCTGACGGCAGGGTTCATCGTAAGTGACCCTGAGTACATCGCGGCACAGATTGCCTTCTCGCAGACCCCAGCGCCGTTCAAGTTCGCGGTAGGACGGCAGGACCTCACCGCCCTGCAAACTATCACCATCGACATCGCCGGTACAGGCTGGGCTGTGGGCGACCAGTTCCTTGTGGTTCAGGCCAGCGCAAACTACGGCGTAGGCACTGTGCTCACAGAGGCTGGTGGCGTTCCTTCTGCCATCAGCATTGCAGTCCAAGGTACAGGCTATTCTGTTGCTACGGCCCTACCCACTACGGCGGTCAGCCCCTCCACCGGCACGGGGTTGGAAGTGAATATCACGGCGATCGGTGAGACACTCCTTCAGGCCGCGACAGCGTGCCGCGCAGTGAGTAGTGTCTGGTACGGCCTGACGGTGAACGCCCCTGCAGACGCTGACAATACCGCTCTGAGTGAGTGGGCCGACCCGCTATGGCAGACTACGCGCTACTACCCGTACTCTGGCAGCACGGCGATTCCAGCGGGCACGGCAGCCAACATCGCTCTTCAACTGCAGACGCTAGCCTTGCGCGTGCTGGGTCAGTACTCCACGACACAGAATGGGCTGTATCCGAATAACATCTACGCGGCTGTCGCTTTGATGTCTGTGGAGATGGGACTGAACACCGGGTTGGCGGGCAGCTTCTTCACAGTGGCCCACAAGACCCTAGCAGGAATCGCGCCCGAGCCCCTCACCCAGTCGCAGTACGACAACATCGTAGCGGCAGGATTCAATGTGTACGGCGACTTCCAGAACTTCCAGGTAGAAGAGCCGGGCTTTATGTCTAACGGTTCGCCATCCTACCTGTGGTTGAGCCTGGCCATGCTGGTGGCGCAGATCCAGAGCCAGGAGATGGCCGTACTACAAGACAACCCGGCCGTAGCGCAGACTAACGCCGGTGAGCACTTGCTCATCCAGGCCGCCAACGCTGGGTGTACTACCCTTGCGAACATCGGCTTCCTTGCCGGCAGCACATGGGCAGGAGCCTCCATTGCGATTCCTGGGCTTACGGTTACAAATGGGCAGGCCATTCCGTCTGGGTTCCTGAACTTGTCGCAGCCTTACTCGCAGCAATCACCGGCTGATCACGCGGCTGGAAAAGCGATGCCGATTTATACGTTCATCACAACGGCGGGTGCGGTTCAGAGCCTCGTCATCGGAGTGTACGTTCAACTCTAATTCTGGCCCTAGGGTCTAATACTTCGGTGTAATGAAAGGAATCTGAAATGGCTACAGGAGCAACGTACTCGTTTAAGTCGCTCACGGGAGTTCTCACAAATCCAGTATTCGGCTTTACCATTCCACTCACAGGTGGCAACATCGGTGCCGGCAGCTTTACGGTTCGTATGGCCACCACGCGTACAGCACACGACGTAGCTGCCGATGGCACAGTTATGGTGTCGTATGTGGCGGGCGACAATGGTGACGTGGACATTGACGTGCAGGAATCATCGGCGCTGCACTCGTCGCTGCTTGCGCTGTGGAATCTGTGCATTCTGGCCGCCAACAATGACGACGTCAGCGGTTGGGCAGCCACGATCATCAGTTTCCGTATGCTGACCGACGGCACGCAGCACATCCTTACTGGATGCAGCTTCGACAAGGTGCCGGATAAGCCATACGAGTCCGCCGGCAAGCGCGTGACTTGGAAGTTAATGGCGGCAAATGTAATCAACGTGTAGAACGGTAGCAACGAGTTTTTCAGTAAGGTAGCAAGGAGCAAGGAAAATGCAAGCACGAAGCAAAGTAGTAGAAATGAAGAACGCGTCGTACGAAGTACGGCGTTTGATGCCCGAAGTCGGTAGCTTCATCTTCATGCGCATGATGGGCCTCCACATGCGCATGCTACAGGAGCGCCTCGACAAGGAAGCCAAGAAAGACGAAGAGCCAAAGAAGGAAGAGGAGGCAAAGGAGAAGGTTTCTGGCGAGATGCAAGTGCGCGCCCTTACATTCTCGATCTTCTCGGGCGGCATCGGCTTCGAAGACTTCAAATTCATTCAGTCCGAGTGCTTGAAGGCTGTGTCTAAGCGTAACGAGGTTGGCGCATTCATGCCCATCATATCTGACGGTGGTGTGTGGACTGTCGACGGCGAAGAGGTAAAGAACGATGTCGGTCTGGTGATGAAGCTCACCACTGAAGTATTGATTCTTTGCTACTCAGATTTTTTCGAAGAGTCCAGCCCTGGTATCTGATGCCTGGTCTGGACGAAGATGTGCAGTCTAATGCTGCTCCGTTCCCAACGTTGAACCCATTCTTGTGGCAGCCTGTAGCAGCTGGTCTGTGGCGGCAGCACGAACTATTCGACGGCACCTATGACATCGGCGACTTGCTGGATGTGCTAGAGTACTTAGATGTGAAAGCCGAAAACGAGCGGCGAGCCAGAGAAGCCGCCAGGAAGGAATAGCATGTCGACCAGTTTCGTAGACGAGTATCTTGTAAAGCTGGGCGCGGGCGTCGACGCTAGTGGCATGCAGCGGTTCTTCCAGGCACTGAAGGAAGCTTCCACGGCTGCCGACGTCAGTGCCAGCTCTATTGCCGGCTCGTTCTTCAAGGCACAGACCGAAATCACTGGTGGGTTCCTGGCCATCGGCAGCGCAGCCCTTGGCATGGTGGACAAGGTAGCTATGGCCGATCAACGCTACCGCCTGTTGGCGCTGAATATGCACATCAGCAAGGACGCAGCACGCGGCCTTCAGATTGCCATGGATGCACTTGGTGCTTCACTGGATCAAATGACGTGGGATCCAGAACTGCGTGCACGTACATCGCAGTTGATGAAGGACATGAATGCTATGGCCCCCAATGGGGACTTCGATGCGCAAATGAAGAAGATCCGAGACATTCGGTTCGAGTTCACACGCATGGAAGTAGAGGGCCAATTTCTTACCTTCCACGTCGTAAATGACTTCCTGTCTGCTCTGGGTATGGGGCCAGACACTCTTCTGGCAAAGCTGCGTGGGTTCAATAACTGGGTAACGCATAACATGCCCAGGATTTCTGCCATACTTGTGAAGGACTTCCTTCCGGTGTGGGTGGACATTGAGAAAGTTGGTGCGGCTACTGCTGCCGCATTCAAGGCCACAGGCTTAGCGTTCACGAACCTGGTTGGCTTCATTACTGGCGATACTTCTATCGAGGGCACAGCATTCAGCTTCGAACACCTAGCTGTGGCAGTTACTGATGTGCTGCACCCATTCGCTGTGCTGGCAGAGGCCATCGCCAATGTAGAAGAGTTCCTAGCGCACCTGACCAGCGCAGTTGCACTGGCACTCTCTGGTGATTTCAAAGGCGCTGGTACAGAGCTTGGTATGGCGTTCCACGCTGCTACGGCCAAGGCTGTTGGTGGTGTAGCTGGTGGTGTAGCTGGCGGTGTACTAGGCGGTGCAGCTACAGGTGCTCTTGGTGGCAGCTTGTTCGGGCCCATTGGCACTGTAGTTGGCGGGGTTGGCGGTGCTATCAGTGGTGCGCTGTTTGGCGCTGGTGTCGGCTCTAATGCAGCAGATGACTTCTTCGGATCAGACGCATCAATCAGCTCTGTGATTGACCAGCAAGCCGATGCTATGGGTGTTCCGCGTTCACTGGCACACGCCGTGGCACGTACTGAGAGTGGAGAGCAACAGTACGACAAGAATGGCAAGCTGATTACTTCTGCTACAGGCGCACAGGGCATTATGCAGCTCACACGCAGCACAGCAGCAGCATTGGGGGTAGATCGCGGCGATGCCGGCAGCAATGTGAAGGGCGGCGTGACGCTGTTGGCGCAGTTGCTGAAACACTACAATGGCAACGTAGCCGACGCTGTAGGTGGGTATCATGAAGGCCAGGCAAAGATGGATGCTGTGCTTGCTGGCCGTGCTACTTTGTCGCCAGAAGCTAAGGGAGAAATAGCACAGGTTATGCGCCGTATGGGTACGACGGGCGACGTCCACGTCGGCTCCATTGTCATTCACATCGACGGCGCAACTGCCACGAACGAGCACGTAGCAAATGTGGTAGTCTCCCGCCTGAATACCCTGAAGAATCGCCAGACGCAGCGCAACCTGTACGAACTACAAGACCAAGGCGTGACAGCCTAGAAAGGGCGCGACAATGTCGGCATTCCCATACCCAGGCGACACCACCTCCACGGCTGCGCCCATCGTTCGTCAAGTACCCAGTGGTTACCAGCCGCCACAATGGTCCAGTGCTGCGATGGTGTCCATTACCGTACCGGCCAGCACGAGTACGATCAATGTCGGCCCTATCAATATGGATTATAGTCTAGCGGGGACAATCAACGCTGACCCAAACATCCCAATCACCACAGCCGCGCATACGTATGTGTTCGACGCTGTGCTCTCACTAGAACATAATCAGACCCTGACCATCACAAAGCACCCGGTACAGAATAGTGCGGCTATTTCCAGTCATGCCTACCTGAACCCTGCTAGCCTAGTCATGTACGTGCTGATGTCCGATGTTGTGGGCAATTACCCTGGGGCCACGGTGTGGACTGGTGGCACATCTAAGAGCGTGTCATCTTATCAGCAGATGTTGGCATTGCAGGCTGCGCGCTCTCCACTGACAGTCGTAACCCGCCTTCGTACTTATACCAACATGCTGGTGGCTGCCATATCGCCACATGAAGATGCAAAGACCATCACAGGCGCACGATTTCGTGTGGAGTTCGAGCAGATCTTTCTAGCTGGCGTGCAGATTACGCCTGCTAGTGCCAGCCCAAATGACACGAACACCACGGGTCTCGGCACAGTGAGCGCCTATACGCCACCGGCAACTATCAACAGTCAGTTCCTAGTTCCGCCTGGTTCTATGATTAACACGCTGAATGGCAGTTCTACTGCCGTGCCGACGGCCACGACTGTCGACGTACCTGGTGCCGGTCTGTATACCTCATCGCCGCAGCAGTTCGGCGTCAGCAACCCAGCGGGCGCGCAGGCAACAGCGGGGTTATTCTAAGCCATGTCAGCGCAAATCATACCACTGACTACAAATCCTAATCAAACATTCGCAGTACAACTCACGGTCGATGGAGCTACACTGACGCTGGGCTTTGTGCTTACGTACTCAGTAATGTCTGGCTGGTGGATGATGCAGGTATCCAGTGCGCAGAACGTGGTTCTCATAGCCTCTGTTCCGCTTATTACTGGCTACTATCCATCAGCCAACTTGTTAGCTCAGTATGGTTACCTGAAGATAGGAAGTGCGTACTTGCTGAACACAGGTAACTCCACTACAGACTATCCTGGTGCCAATGATTTGTCGAACTTCTCATTGCTCTGGTCGGACACTGCGCTATGAGCACCCCATCTACGATCCCATTCTTCGGGCCGGCGTGGAACCTTGTCATCACGTATACAGATTCTGCAGGCAATGACCAGGACATGCAGGTGTCCACTGACTCGTGGTCACCAGAGGCACTGCGAATCACATTTGAAGTAGTGCAGGCTACGATCCCCTCTCCGTGGTGGTACGCGGATGTTACGGTGTACAACCTTGACCCAGAGACTATAGCCAATGTAATGACGACTACAAAAGTAAAACTGAGCGCCGGATTTCAGACGGGCCCGGCAAAGAGTTCCATCATTTGGGACGGCCCTGTATTACAAGTGCTACTGGATGAAGAAGATGTAGTCAACACGCGTGTAACATTTCACTGTGTGTACAACCCAATAGTCATGGCAAACCCGGTTGCATTCTCTATAGGCCCCTACGCGTCACAAGCTAAACTTCTGACTAAGATGGCGCAGAACATCGGGTTGCCTCCAATGGAGAACACGCAAAACAACGCGACACTCAGTGAATACGCTTACGCAGCTCTAAACGCAAAGCAGTACCCACGTGGTAATACGGTCTTTCACACCTTCGGTAAGTACCTAGATACTGTATCATCAGACCAGAATCTAACTACGTTCCGCAAAGCCAACGCAGCCTACATGACAGAGATTGGAAACGTCAGTGACGGCCTTACAACGCCAAAGGCTGACTACACTTACGCCCTGCCAAACCCGCCCGGAACAACGGCAACAGGGTTGCCAGATGGAACTACACAAAGCATCATTGGTACACCACAGCAGACGCCGCAGGGCGTGATCTTCACTGTGCTACTAGACCCGCGCCTCATGGTGACACTGCCGGTGCAGGTGGTGCAGTTGGCCGGCAACCTACTCATATCGCAGCAAGTGATCGAGGTCGGGGCCTTCCAGAACCCGGTCACCACACTCCAGTTCGTAGTTCAGGTGCGCCACGTAGGCGACTCGCGCGGCAACGACTGGTACACAGAAGTGACTGGCTGTAGCACGGTGTTTGCCGCCAACTTGCTGAGCGGTCTATTGTCAGCGACGTCATAATCAGCGCGGGCGACTCAGATACAAAGCCCCTAGGCAGAAGCGAGGAGTCCCATGCCCACCACCCCAACTGTTCCTGGGCTGACCCTGGCCCAGGTCACTTCGGCTGATACAAGCCAGTGGAAGCTAATCGTGAAGCAGGCCCTGGCTGACGCTCGTACAGCCTCGCCCGCCTTCCTAACGCAGGATATGGACGCCCTACATCAGACCGTCACAGTGCAGATTGCTATACAAGAACGCGTTCGCAACAACGGGCAGCAGCAGTGGTGGGACGTTCCCCCAATAGTCAACGTCCCAATTCTTGTACCACGCGGCGGCGGCTACAGTATCACACTGCCCTTGAAAAAGGGTAACCAAGGCATGCTGATCTTCTGCGACACATGTTTTGACAACTGGTGGGTCAACGGCCAGACAAGCGCACCCCCAGCACAGAACCCAGGGCTGACCACACCATCCGGTTCACAGCGCCAGTTGGAAGTGCGCCGCCATCACGTGCATGACTGTGGATTTCTGCCAGGCATGTGGAGTCAGAACAACCTTCTGACGGCCTACTCTACAGACTCGTTACAGATACGCAGCGACAGCGGAGCACTCGTCTTGGAGTTGTCGCCGATAGGCGTAAACATCGAGGGCAACCTATCAGTGAGTTCTGGCACAAACGGTACATTCACCACTCCAACAGGTCAGACAGTCACGGTACAGGGCGGATTAATAATCAGCATTGTGTGAGGACATGTGAACACAGCTTACTTTGCAAACATCATAGAAATTATTAACGCGTCAAATTCTTGCAGTGATGTGGCCGCCGCACTGGCTCAGGCAACTACGGCCGTGAGCACTCTGCAGACGGCTATAACGACGCAACTTGCCCTGCTAGCTCCATTGATAGTGGCCCCGACAAATTTAGCTGAGTTAGTGACGTGGGCGTCCGCTATGGTCGAAACCTATGTGGGCCCAAATGCTACGCTACTCGCCCAGCAGACTATTATTGCTGCGCAGTTGTCAGATATAGCCGCCGCCGCCGCCGCGCGGTCTTCGACCCTAGGGTGCATGTAAGATGTCCGCTTCGATACAGTACCTATTACTAGACTCTGACTACGACCCTGTATTCGATGCAAGTGCTAGCCTCACAGGAACATACGCTGTGGCGCAGGCTATCGACACCCGCTTGAAGTTATTCTTGGGTGAATGGTGGGAGAACAGAAACCTGGGTTTGCCGGTGTTCCAAGTCATTCTAGGTCAGCTTGGCTCGACGCAAGGCCTCGCCGCTATGACACTAGCCGTTCAGCAGAATATACAAGGTAGCCCGTATGTCACCGGAACAAGTGATGTGTCTGTCACCTTCACTAATGGTAGACTGGCCATAACGTACACCGCACAAACACAGTTCGGCACGGTGGCTAGTACCGTCACCTCGGCGAATCTAGGCTAGGGCCTGCAACCCCAAGAAAGAAGGAACAAGCATGAGTGCACCCGCCTATTCTCCACCGTCCATTACGGCGGCGGGGCTCACAGTTTCTTCGTACGCCTCTATACTGCAGGATAATCTGCAGGCGTTCCTCAACATCTATGGAGTGAATCAGTACGTCGCCCCGGATTCATCGATATACCAACTTCTTAGCATCATCTCACTGAAGCAGTCAGATACGATGCAGGCCGCACAGCTAGCCTACAACCAATCTAGTCCACAGACGGCGGTGGGTGCTGGACTAGACCGACAAGTGAAGATGAATGGGTTGGCTAGAGAAGCCTTCACCTACTCGACGGTGTCCCTGTACCTCACAGGAACCTACAACGTTACGATAAGCAATGGCTTTGCCCAAGATCAGAATGGCAATCTATGGTCGCTACCTACGACTGTGACATTCCCACTCAGCAGTGTAATCACTGTCACCGCCGTGTGCACAACACCTGGAGCCGTCGCAGCTGAGCCGGGGACAATCATCATCATCAATACTCCACAGGCCGGTTGGGCGACTGTGACGAACCCCACAGCGGCCGTCGTGGGCGCGGCAGTGGAGCCTGACTCAGCCTTACGCGCTCGGCAGGCTGTGTCCGTGGCGTTGCCGTCACTTACTCCTGTGGCGTCTACTATCGCTGGCATACTAGCTGCTCCTGGTGTGATCCGTGTAGCGCCCGGTTATCCAACACCTGGCGGGCCTGGGTCATCGATCGAGAATCCTACAGGGGCCTCAGATAGTTGGGGCAACCCACCGCACTCCATCTCCATGGTTGTGCAATGCACCAACACGCTGACTGTAGCGGCGGCAATTTACAGTAAGAAGACTATCGGCTGCCTAACACACGGGACGACTACGGTGCCAGTGGTGGACGCGAACACAGGCGTTACTTCGGACATCAGCTTCTTCCTTCCTACTTCCTTGCCAGTATTTCTGATAGTTGTGCTGTCGGGTTATGGCTCCACACCTACTAGTGCCACGCTCACGGCTGTACAGGCCGACCTTGTAGCATATCTGAACGCTCTGGCAATCGGTGAGACTGTCTCTATCGGTGCTCTGTACTACGAGATTATGGCTGTGAACACCAGCCTGTCAGCGCCTAACTTCGGCACACAGTCCGTACAGGTTGGCGTGCAGACAGCGGCGACTACGGGAACCTTCACAATGGGTGCCACCACGATGACAGTAGCATCGACTACTGGAATTATCAGTGGACAAATGGTGGTCGGTGCGGGTGTGGCCCCTGGAACGTTAGTTGTAGGCGCGCCGTCTGGGTCAGTCATTACGCTCTCACTAGCTGCCACAGCCGCCGGAACTGGGGCTGCAGTTGCGTTCGCCACACTCGGTGTAGTGGACGTTGTGATGCCGAATTTCTACTACGCTGCCGAGGGTATCTCAGCGAATGTTGCAGTGGTGACGGCGTGATGAACCCATACTTCGGAACGCAAGGTTTCGGAACGGGCGGTTATGGCAATGAGCCGATCGAGACCCTGCCGATTGGGTACTACGCCGCCCTACTAACCTCCCAGTATGCTAACTCCAAGAAGTTGAAGGCGCTACTGTACGTTCTACTGAAAAAGTTCGATGATGTGAGTCAAGTGATGGTTGCCATGGACACAGCACTCGACCTTGACAGCGCTGTAGGCATTCAGTTGGACATGCTGGGCGTGACAGTTGGTGCCTTCCGTACAGTCGACTTCCAACCGAGTAGTGGGGTGAGTCCTATATTGGATGACACAACATACAGACTCTACATCAAGGCAAAGATTGCAGCCAACCAGTGGGATGGAACTGTAGTCAGCCTATACCCTGTGTGGCGTCAGCTATTCCAGGCCGGTACCATCGTCATACTTGACGGGCAGAATATGACGGCCACCATCACCTTAACAGGTGCTTTTACTTCCATCGTTAAAGATCTCATCACCCATGACTACATCATCCCAAGGCCAGAGGGTGTTCTCTACACGTACCTATTCGGCGAGCTCCCGTACTTCGGCTTTGGCAGTTCACCGGGTTTCATTGCTGGATTCGGCGAAGGTCATTGGGTAGGCTAGACACCCTAGCGCATAAGAAAGTTCAGAAGGAGACTCGTGGCAACCACAAACGTTCAACAGTGGAACCCTGGCGCGGCCAACCAAGAGA